CTGTCCTTCTACCTCAACTAAATCTGCACCTTCTGGAATATTATTAAATTGATTCTTATTTGAATTTATATTTCTTCCTGGTGTAGTAGTAGTGGTATTAGGAGTAGTAGTAGGTGTAGTAGTTGTAGTAGGTGTAGTAGGTGTAGTAGTTGTAGATGTAGTAGGTGTTGTACCAGGTGTTGGTTTTGATACAGGGTCAGTTGGTGTACCTGGAATAAAACCTAACTCCTCTGCAGTTGTTTGTGGCACATCAAATGATGCAGGAACACCTGCTGCTACTGCTAACTTAGCCTCTGCTATGACATCTTGTGGGTCACGATTAGGTGCAAAGTCAAAAGTAACTCCTGTATATACTGGGTCTTTTGCACCTTTAGAATCTTTAATAACTACTTCTATTGGTTTGTTAGGAGCAAAGTCAAATGTTATATCATTAGGTCCAGCAAACTGTTCTACAACTTTTTCTACATTCTTTACTTCTTCTGTGTTTCTTTCCATCTCACGAAACTTAGCAACTGCATCATCTGTGTCTATAGGGTCTGGTAAACCAAGTAAATTATCTGCCATATTCATAGCAGCACTTATTTCATCTTGATTAAACTGTGTAGCTTTAGCAGTGGCATTAGGACCAAATATAGGATATATCTTTACTTTGCCTAATTCAGCAGTTGGTTTTCTATCAGAAGAACCTTTTAATTGTTTATTAATATCACTTTGACTAATAACATCTTTAACAGAACCAGTTTTTTGTCCAGATTCTAATTTTTTTGCAATATAATATAAAGCTAAATCACCAACATATTTGTCACCTTGATAAGCCATTACTCTGCACCCATCTCTTCTCTACGGATGTCTGTTTTAATTTTTGCAGCCTCCATAGAACCAGCTTGTTTTGGAACTTGTGATGCAAAGTCAGAAGATGTGTCTGGGACTAAAGCTCTTAACATATCAGCTGCATATTTTTCAAATCTGTTTTGTTCTGGTGTCATACCATCTGGTTGAGTTTGTATATTTGGTGTTACAGTTTGTGTAGAAGTTTGATTTACATAAGAATCAACAGTATCGTTACTTGCAGTTTTCAATACCTTTTCATACTTATCCATAACACTATTTACATATTCAGAAACATTTGGTCCAAAACTCTCTAAGTTTTCTATATTACCAACTGAATCAATACCTAATTCTTTTGCTTTATTTGCTGTTCCTGGTCCTGCATACCATGCAACAGCTACCAAATCCCAACTACCATAAGTGTTGTAATATTCTGTAAATTTATATGCAGCTACAATATCTTGCATTTCTGGAACTCTCCAGTCTGCACCTTTGTAACCTGCTTGTTCTGCCCACTTATCCCAGTTAATATCTAATATTCCATAAGCACCTAATGCCTGGACTTGTACTGGATTACCGTCATAACCTTTTATAACTGTTGGTTTATGTTCCAATAGATAATCTCCACCAGCATTTTCTTGTGTTTTAATTGATTCCATAAAAGCTACTAATTCTTGTGACATGCTAGTTTGGCCTCCCAGCGATGCTACGAAGAATAGAAGTCCTAGTGTTCCTTGCAGAATAATTTTCTCCTAACCTTGCTTTTTCATTTTCAGTAATCCTATCAAACTTTTCTTTCATTCTACTTGCTGGGTTTATTTGTGTAAGTCCTTGTTCATCAATGGCTTGTTGTACATTTTCTGCTGCATAATTACCGTATTGACCTTGTAACAAATCATCACCAGTAAAAGCTGGTTGTGCTTGTGCAACTTGTCCTAGCTCTTCTGATTGCTTATAAGCTGCCTCTGCTTGTTTATATAATTCATTTGATAATAACTTTATTTCATAAGCAGAAGGGTCACGGTTAAGTTCTCTTGCATAAAGATTCTTAACTGTTTGTGCATTCTCTGCTGGGTCTTGTGGTAAAAACACCTCTGTATCTGGCATTATAGGCACTGGATTAGCAACAAATTCTTTTAATACATTTCTCCATGCTGACCCATTTTGTTTTTCTATCTCTGTAACACCACCTAAATTAGCTCGTTCAAGTACACGTTCAAAAGCACCTTGTGTTGGTGTGTCCCATTCTCCTGGCAAAAATCCATCACCTACACTAAGTAATCTTGCATTTATTAAATCTGCTTGTATTCCAGCAATCTGTTCATCTCCTATTCCAGCAAATAAATTTACTAAATCGTTTTGAGTATAAAAATCTGTAGCACCTTCTCTTGGTGGTACGTATGTTGCTGGCACTCCAATATAAGCATCAGAGTTTCCAAATAATCCAGTTTGTTCTCTTGCTGCTGCAACAGCTGCATCATCCGATGTAACAGCTGCTAAATCTTGTCCAGATATAGCGAAATCTACAATGTATTGAGGTATGTTATATGCAAGTAAAAATTGAATAGCCTCATCAATAGTATTGGCATTTAAAATATCTAGTCTTTGGTCAGTTGTTATTCCAATTTTATTTGTACCTAATGTAGCATTATCATTAATTTGTATAATTAATTTTTCTACTCTGTTAAAAAATTCATCAACTGTCATATAATCCCTTTAATAATTCTATATCCTCTTCAGCCTCACGTAATTCTCTTTCAAATATTTCTTTTGCTATTGGTGCAAATTCTGGCTTTGTAACCAATATAGCCTTTATTTTATTTCTTAACAAGGTCCTATAAGGTGCTAATTTATTGGCACGTCTAAATGAAGTGTTTGAATAGTTACCTGGTAATTTTTTTGTATCTGCAATAACTTTATCTCTCAACATAAGATATTCTTTTAATCCCTCTGCTGCTGGATTACCAACAAGCCTTGGGTCTAAAACATAAGTAGTTGGATTTATCCAAGTATAAAGCTCATCAATTAAATCATCTATTTCTGGTTTAGTAGGAGAATAATCAATACTTCTACCATATCCTGGGTATCTCATAGCTATCTCTGCTTTTTTATTTCTTTTAGCTTGTATTGATACTTTGTCATTTTTATTTAAAAGATTGTTCTTTTTAAGGAATGTTTCATATTCTAAATTACCTAAAAGTATATTTTTAGATTGTTGCCATTGTTCAGCAGTCTTTGGAACTCTATCACCACTTAAAAGCTGCGCATAATATTGTTCATATAAAAATTCAGAATCTGTTTCGTCAATTAAAAATGCGTAAGTCAAATCAAATTTTTCTACAAGTTCTGGATTTTTTCTTTCCCATACAGCACCGTCTTGTGTCACTGGTCTTTTTTTAACAGTAAATGTTCTACCAGTTGCCATAGCTACTGGGTCAAAACCAAATCTATCTGTGAATACTTGTACAGCTGTTGTTGAATCTTGTGTAGCATTTTGAATATTCCAATACTCTTGGGCTAATGTTTCAAATAAATAAAACGTACCTGTTTGGTCAGATATTTCATATTTAGGAGCAACTGGTCCAGCTGGTCCAATAGCTTGTGCAATTGACCTTATAATAAATATTTTTCTTGCATAATCAGATGCTAACTCAATACCTGCACTTGCACCTTCTGGTGTATTATCTTCTATTTGTCCTGCATATAACAATGCTTTATAAACATCAATAGTGGTATTAGAGAATTGTCTTTTGGCCTCTGCACCACCAATTTCATAAGCTGTTCTCAATTTTTTTAACCATGATGGTTCTGGAATTGTTGAACCTAAAAGCTCACCTATATTTTCTACTCTTGGTGGAGAAAAATCACCAAAGAATAATGTTTCTTCCCATTTACCTGGTCTTAATAAATTAAATTGTTTATTTATAACAGCCATAGGTACGGTTATTGTTGGACCGAATCCTGGCACAATATTACCTGCTATGTTTAGTGATTGTGCAAATACTGGTAAATTAACTTTTACACCGTTCTCTTCTAAATCTTTAAACATAAATTTTTTAAGTAATCCTTCTCCTGGATAACCAAACAACTCTTCACCAGTGTTAGGGTCTTTGTAAAAGAATCCTTTTTGACCTTCATCATCAAAAATAGGATTTGGTTCACGACCAGACTGCACTACTTGTTGTACTCTTCGTAAAGGTCTAAGACCTTCTGATTTAAGTAATCTTGCCCATGTTGAGAATATTTCTAAGTATGCCTCACCGAATGGGAAGATAGCTCTTGTAGCATTACCAACTCTTGTTTTAGTTGTTACATCATAAAGTAATTTTTTTGTTTGCGTAAGTGCATGTGATGATGCTAATTTATCTACAAGTTCCACACCACTTACACCACCTCTTACACCTTCATAACTTTGTAGTTGTTTTAATACTTTTTTTTCTAAAGCAGTACCAGTTGCAAGTCCTGCCTCTTCTGCTTGTTTTACAACTTTTCTAAGTGTTGGTGCATTTAGATGTTGACCAAACTCTCCTACTTTTTCCCAGTAATGTTTTTTGAATGTTGGCGCTCTTGACATTGTTTTTGTTGGCATTGTCATAAATAAATTAAATGCCATATCTACATAGTCATCAAGTATTCTTGTTTGTCTTGATATAGAATTTTTAAGTTCTCCTCTTGCAGATTCTGGTAAAACTTTTTTATATTTTTTTATAAAATCTTTTTTTATCTTTTCTTGATTTTTTCTAAGTTGTGTAGTTATTGATGTATATTCCTGTTCTTTAAGTTGACCAGCCCAATACTTTTTCATATCTACATTTTTAAGACCTACAAGTTCTTGTGCTGTTAAATCTTCATCTGCTAATGCTTTTAATAAATCTTCATTACCATTTTCATCAATCCAGTTTCTTGCAGCTCTAGGTGTACCAGCTTTAGCTGTAGTAGTTGCAACTTTACCACCAGTAGCTTGTGCAACTGCAGCATTTACATAATGAACAAACTCTTCTGCTTTTGCAGCTCCTGGACTACTAGAAAAACCTGCACCGTTAAAAGCATGACCTTTTGCACCAGTAACTTTTCTAACATGGTTATTTAAAACATTACCTGGAGTTTGTGTTTCTTTTATAATTTTTCTAAGTTCAGCACTTCTTTTTGCAGCTGTAGGTTGTAACTGTGCTTGTGCAAGCCTTCTTGACAGTGGGTCAAACTTATGTTGCATAAAGTTTCTAAATGATGCCTCACCCCAAGCTCTTACATTTTCTGACCTGGTAACAGTGGTAAATTCACCTGTTGCACCGTAACCTCTTCTTATTGCACTAGGTGTACCTGCACCATTTAAAGTTACATCAATAAAACTTGCATTATCCTCAAAGCTGCCTAATAAAGTTTTACCAGATTCTTTTTCTTTACCTATAACTCTTGCAATCATTTGTGCTGGATGTGTAATAACATTTGTTACACCAGATGCCATCATTCTTAGTTGTTCTTCTAAAATCACACGTACTGTCCATGCTGGTCTTAAAAGAACAAGAGGTTTAAACAATGCACCATAATACCAATCCATAAATCTTGTTACTGTTTCTGCACCACTGTTTGCAGCAATCTTACTTCCAATTTTTCCAAATTTTTTATCTAGTGTTTTTGCAGCTCTGATTACATCTCTTGTGTTTGGTAAAAATATTTCGTCTGCAAGTTGCACAGCTGTAACTGGGTCAACAAGTTCATCAACTCCATCTAACTTACCACCTTGTAATTTTTTAAGAACATCTGTCAATGGTAAATTATCTCCAGTTGATTCTATTGCATAACTTCTTACAATACCTTTTTCTTTTCTTGCAGCAGAAATAAATTTAGCTTGTACCTCTAATCCACTATCAACAAGATTTTGTTGAAACTTTGTAAGATTTTCTTTACCACCTAAAGCCTTAACAACTTGTGGTTTAAAATCTCTTCTAATAAAATCATTTACTAATCTAGCAGTTGCTGTAGGTGCATCAGCATCATTAAGTGCTTTTATAGATGCAGACATAAACTTAGTTCTTATTGCAGCTTGTTGTCCTTTATCCATTTCTGATGTAGCTAATCTAATAAATCTATTTAATTTTACAAAAGCGTCATCTTTGTTTTCAGTAACTAATCTGTTACCGTATGTTCTCTCTAACATTTTTGTTAAACGATTACCTTTTTTTCTGACGGTTGGAACATTACCTGCTGTAGCCTCTAGCAATAGATTTTTCTTTACAAGATTTTCTGTAAAGTCTGCATCTATTTCTTCAAAAGACTTACCTTTATTTTTAACTTTAAATTTTTCTAACTCATCATAAAATTTAAAATCATCAATGTTATTTTTAGATGCAGCAATAATGTCAGATGTAGAGTTTTCATATAGAAATTTTTTAAATCCTACACCAGCTTTACCAGCTAAAAACTCTTGTGTAGTAGGACCAAATACACTTTTTCTTGCACCTTGTAATAAACCAGTGTTTTCAAAAATCTTAGCTGATTTACTTAGATTATTTAATTCAATAAATGTAGATTTAGATTTTCCAAGTTTACCAACACCAAAACCAAGTAATGCTACTGGGTCAGCAAATATCTGTGCAATAATATCTATTGCTCCAGTCATGTAATTATATGCTTTTGTGCCTGGTTCTATTATTTCATCTATAGGCTTAAATAAATATCTACCAATTGTAACTGTAGGTTCTAGTCCTGCATCTCTAAATTTTTCTGCACGTTCACCAACAAATTGTATTTGATTTGCTTTTTTCTTTTGCTCTTCGTATATCTGTACACCTAAAATATTATCTCTTACAAACTCTCTTGCAGCTAACGGGTCAACACCTGCAGCTAATAAATTTTTATATTCATCAGTTTGTGTTGGGTCTGTTGTACCTAAGAACCATCCTTCACCTAAATCTAAATCTTTACCTGCAGCTTTAGCAGAATCTATTTCACCTAACAAAGTTGCTTTACTTAATTTAGCAGCCTCATCATGTGTAAGTCCTTGTTGTCTGCCTTCTAAATATCTAACACCTCTTGGCGCACCACTTTCCCATAAGTTTTGGAATCCTATAAAAGCACCTCTTACTGCTCTACGTGTAGCATCCTTTAACTTGTCAAATCCGTTTTCTTCTTTTAAAACAGATTCTTTCATTACTATCTGTCCTAATCTTGGGTCATCTTCTGCTATACCTAGTTTTACTGCACCTACTAAAGAACCTTTACTAATTGTCGGGTAACGTTTAATTATTGCTGATGCACGATTAGCCTGTTCTTGATTGACTGAAGTAGGTGCTACAGCTTTACTTATTGCTCTTTTTGTTTCTGAATCATCTTGAAACGATGATGCGTCAAAAGTGCTATATGACATGTTACCCCTTTAGTAATTGTGCTAGAAGTGGGTCACCTGTTAAGTCATAAAATTTTTGTATCAAAGATTCTGTAGTATCAATCGGTTCTTGTGAACCAACACCTGGACCAAAGTCTAAACCATCTTCTACTGGTCTTAAAGGTTGATTAGTAGGTTCAAATACACTTGCAGCTGCAGTTGGTGGTGCAGCTGGAATTGGTAATTCTTCTGTTAGATTTAAATTTTGTACTTCACTATTAAGTGCTTTTAGTGGTTCTTTTTCTCCATAAGTCATTCTTGTTTGGTCAATATAATTATTAGATGCTGGTTTTACAGCTGAATTTCTTTTATTTATCCTCGTTGCCATCATTTTCTCCTTCATCATCAAATATAAAAGTTTGACTAATAATTAAATATCCTTTTGGTAAATCAATAGTTGGTAGTGTACTTTGATATAACCTAGGTTCAAATACATCATTTTCTAATAATATATCATCACCTAATTCATCAACATCTTCCAATGAATTAAAAACTATATCAACAAATTCTTTATTTATATCCATCATCCTATACCTAAAACTTGTTGTATAGAAGGCGCAGGTCCCGTGGTGGTGGGACCTTGACCTTCTAATATTTGAGCCTCTGGCTCTGGTATATCGGGTTTTTCTGCTGTAAAAAATTTATCTAAGATGTTCTGCATATTGCCTGGATTTTTTCTAATTTGCACAACAGCCATAATTGCTTTTTGGTCACCACCAGCTGCTTGTTGTAATAATGTATCTTCCAATACTTTATCCATTTTTTCTCTTGTTATTCTTTCATTGACCATAGCTAGATTATCTAATCCATCAAGATTTTCTTGTAATGTTTGTGTATCTATAACACCAGAACTTAAAAGTTGTAATCCAGTAACAATTTTTTGTGGTTCATCATAACCAGCCATAGCACCATAAACACGTCTAGTTTTGTAAGCACCGTTTATATCTGTATTAGGGTCATATTTTTCAGAAAAGAACTCATTGTTATAATATCCAGATAGTTCTTTATTTCTACCACCATACATGTTCTCATCCCATTCAAGTCTTTTGGAATCAATTTGTTCAGTAGCATCTGCAAGCACTGTATGATACTCTCTAATCATTAATGACATAGATGCACCTAATTCTTCTAATCCTCTACCTGTTGCAAAACTAAGTGGTGATTGTGAATCATCTTGTGATGGATAAGATGCACCAACACGTAACTGACGTTCTATTCTATCTATCTGTTGAAAAATTTGATAAGGAATATTAGATGCTGGTTTTGATACAGAACTACCTGGAGAAAAATAGTTTACTGCAAATCTACCTTTTTTATACTGTCCAGATTCTAATTCACCAGTTATATTTGTTTCTGTAAATACAGCATCTTCCATAGCGATTATTGACATAACGTTTATTTTTGCCATTGATGCCATCAATCCAATAATCTGGTCATACTGACCTTGCATCTGGTCAAAAGAAAATTTCTTTGCAACTACAAAAGCTGGACCACTTTGTAATGGATTTGGAATAAAATCTAATATTGTACTGGATGACATGTGATAAATGTATGTACCCTCTTCATTGTAATATTCAGATACTAAATCACCCTCGTTGTTTGAGTTTGCCCAGGAACCGTTGTAGGCATCTTGATATGCAGATGCGTAACCACTAGCAATACTTACAGAGTTGTAGCCTTTTTTAATCTCTTTATCAAACTGTGGATAAATTTTAGCAAGTGTTGCTTTAGGCACTCTTCTAACAACAGACATTTCTTTTGGCATTTGGTCTGCTCCAAAGTAACCAGGGAAACAATTATAAGGGTCACGAAGTTCAGCACAAGGATAAGGTGTGCCATCGGGTCCTTTTTTTTCTTTAATAATCCAAACTGCAAAACCATATCCTGGTAACCATCTGCCAACTTGTGGCATTTGTAAATCTAATCTTTGTACGTCATCATAGGCTGTTACTATTCTTGCTATTTTATCTGCTCTTTTCCTTGCACGTTCAGAATCTTTATTATTAGGAACATCTACTTTAAGGTTTGGTATTCTTCCTATTTTTTGTGCAAGGTGTTCTAGTCCAGATAACATTAAGTTTGGCATAGGTACTTGCCATTCTTCAAAACCTTTTATCTGGTCACCTAATAAAGCAAGTAAACCAGATGGACCACCATTCATAATTGAACGAATACGTCCACGTGAATTATGTTTATCTTGATTATCGTAATGTAATTGCGTTATTTTATCTTGTAATTCTGAAGTATTCATTTTACCATGGTGCCTTATTCATAGAGCTTATGTTCATGTTTCCGTAACTTGGACTGTAATCATATCCCATTTCTGCAATAAATTCTTTTTGCAATCTTCTTACAATTTTTATTGGAAACCAACTTGCCATAACTATATCCGACTTATATCCTTTGCTACTTGCTTTGTTAGCAGCATTTGAAAAATACAAAAGCTGCCTACGATATATATTACTCTTATTTTGTGAATCTGCATTACCATAAGGAAGATTTACAAGGCCTTTGTCAAATAGTTCACTCATGGACCCAACACCGAAATATGGGTCAAATTTATTTTTTTGTGTTTGATGTCCCTCTAAATGTATGCCTCGTGATGCAGCCCACTCTTTTAATTCTCTATCCTGTCTTATTGCACGTTGAAATCCATTCTCTTCAATAATCCAATGTGAACATTGATACTTACTGTGCCATTCTTTTATTGTTTTGAATGCTTGTGGAATACCACCACCTTTTTTATTTTCTATATCTACCATGTAAAGTTTGCCTTTTTCTACATCGTATGCCCATAAAAATGCTGCCTGGTAACCCGTAGCAGCTGGGTCAAGACCAGCAATCAATCTAGTTCTAGGTGGTATATGTCCAACTATTCTTGAATCATCTCTTGCTGCATCTAAAGAATCTACCTTAAACATTTGTAAACCTTCTGAAAACGGTCTGTTTAAGTAAACCATTTCAAATATCGCAAGACCACCTGTTGTTTCGGCATTTCTCCTTTGTGCCATGAGCCACTTATAACTTCTTTTTGATGACCATAACATGTGTTTTTTATGGTCTTTAGGTTCACCACTATCAATAGGAATATCTAAGGTATGAGCTGATTCTATTATTTTTTCCCATTCATCATTATCAATCAAAGAGTTATACAAGTCATCTGGATGTTGTCTTGAACCTATGACAACAATTGCTGTATGTTCCTCTTTACGTGATGACAATGTTGTAGTCCACCATCGTTTAGTTTGTTCACGTGAACTAGGCTGCACAGTTGTACCGTGGTCCTCAATATCATCTGCGATAATTAAATCGCAGTCACGTGATAGTATCTTACCACCTTTGCCTACAGCCACCATAGTCGGTGATTTGATACCCGTAACGGTTCTATTCTTTACAGTAAATTGTCCAGAACTCCAGGTTTTACCTGTTCTGCTTTTTGGTTTAAAAGTTTCTCCTGGTCCACAAAAATCTTCTATTAGTTTTTCATTATTTTCTAAATGGTCAAGCACTGCACCTACAGAGTTTTTTGCAATATCTTCATTACCACCTACCCACATAACCCTTATGTTTGGATTCTGACATATCTGCCATACAGCAAAGTGTGTAAGTAAATCTGTTTTGCCGTGTCGTGGTGGTGATAGAATCATAAGTTGTTCACCTTTATCAATAGCTTTTAAAATATTTTTAATCCAGTTTTTGTGAAACTTAGCTGTTTCGTATTGTTGTCCAGTTTCTGTTAAGAAGTATCTATCTCTAAATTTTTTAAAAGATTTTAAAGAATCCCTGGCCTCTTCTGGTATATCCCAGTTTTCTCTTGCTGCTAGTTTTGCTTTATCTTCTTTGTATGCAAGCATCATTCTTGCAACAACACTCTGGTCAACTCCTATATCCTCTGCTACAAATTTTTGTGTAAGTAAACCTTCGTCAATTTCTTCTGCGTAGTTTTCTACGAAATATAAATAATGTTCTCCACGATTTGCCCTGTTATTTGGTGTCTGTAATTTTTCTTGTTCTTTTTTCTCTTCAGTTCGTGTCCTGGCATTTGCAGCTTTGGTGCATTGTATCTTGCAATATTTTTGTCTGCCATGTGCTTGTTTGAATTTATCACCACAATGTGGACACTTGACTATTTTAAGATTTGGCATTGTAGTTATCTATTTCTTCTTGGGTTAATTCGTCATCTAGGTCATCTAAGATAAATGTATCAAGAATCATTTTTTCTTTTTTCTTTTGTCAGCCATTCTTGATTTTTGTACTTTTTTGGTATTTATTCTTTTACCAGCTTTGTATGCCTTAGCAGTACGTTTTATTTCTGCTGCACGTTTTCTTGCAGCTGCGTCAGATAACCCTGCTAAATATTTAGCTGGTACACCAAATCTATAAGGTTGTGTCCTCTTTGCCATTATCGCAAATCAGTGTCATGTTTTTTAGAGCCACGTATAAAACTATTTACCCTACCCATAGACCAAGCACCCATACTTACACCTGGTCGTGAACCAGAACTAAGATATGCAGCTTGTCCTCTACGATATACTTTTTTTAAAGTAGATAGAGATATGCCACTTGATTTAGCCTTCTTGATAAGTGCTGCGTTTGCACTTGCTGGTATTTTTGCTGCCATTATTTTTTTATCTTCTTTACTTTTCCGTTTGCTGTTCTAGCAAATTTATGTGTCTTAGTTTCTCTTATTAGAGTACCATAATATCTTTTGCCACCAAACATCCAACTTACTCTCTTAGCCATTACTCTTCTTCTTGTTTGGCCAAAGCATATTCTACTGACAAATCTGGTCCACCCATTATTTACCTACAGCTTTTATCGCACGTTTATGTGCCTCGGTAAATGTTGCGCCTTTTTTCATACTCTTCTTCATGTGTTCCATGTGTTTTTTTGTATGATGCTTTGCGTGTCTTTTCATAGTTTCTTGTTGTCTTTTAGTCAACGTAGAAATATCTACACCTTTTACCTTCATTATTTTTTCTTCTTTCTAAGAGCTGCGAAATCAGCAGCAGTTATTTTATTTCTTGGTGGTGCTATTCTTGCAATCTTCATTTGCTTTTGAGAATAACCCTTCTTACCTTTTGGCATATTCCTCCTTTACCAATCCCTACAGGCCCAATATCTAGCTGTAGTTTTATCTTTAGCTGTACTGCATTTATGCCTGGCACGAAATGATGCCCTGGCTTTAGGATTATTTTTCCTAACTGGCATGTTAGGGTCACCGAACATAACCTTCTTGACTTTGCCATTACTCATAACAAATACCTTTTTAGATTTTCTTCCGTAACCTGGTTCGCCTTTTCTAATAGCCGTAGGACTATTTAGCTTAACCTTCATGCCTTGATATTCAGCCATTAGTATCTTCTTTTTTTCTTTTTGCCTTTTCGCATTTTTTTGCCGTAAGCCATTGTTTCTCCTATCTATAATAATATTATGCCAGAATACATATCGGGTCACAAGTACCCTAATTCCAGAAGGAATGCGCAGTACCAAAAGAATCGGACCTGCGTTGATTCTGCATGCACTACTATTTTATCCCAATATAATAAATACAAATATTGTTATAAACACAAACCTAAATCTTATCCTAGAATTAAAGGTAAGTATGTTGATGAAACAAAACAAAAACCCCGGGAGTAAAAAAAAATTTTTTTTATGAAATACAAATTTAGAGATACCACAACAACGGAATATATCATTGAGGCAGACAGTGAGGAAGAGGCTGTAAGTATGTTGGACAAGTTATGGTGGACCAAACAAAACTCTATTAAGGATATGTGTCATCAACATAAGATACAGCGCAGCTCTCGTGTCTGGATAGAGTATTAATTTTTTTTCTTTGAATTGTAAGTTAGGAAATTTTCTAGTAGAGTTTAATCGCAAACAACATGGAGATAGTAGTTAGATACAGGTAAAGGGGACATCGGGAGTACAAAAGCCTTACCATGCAGCCAGCATGACCAACTAGAAAGACAAGTAAGGTACCCAAGGTCTAGCAAAACATCCTAGTTCATAATTTAAAATATAAAAAAAAATAGCCCGTTATATTCAAAATGACCCTCTATAAAATTACATTATTAATGAGATGCAAAGAATGTAAAAGAAAACTTAAATCAATAAATGACACTAACTTTTATTGTGATAGTTCTCCTAATATGTGTAGTTTATCTACAAAAACAATTAACAAACACAAGATATAGTATATCTTTACAGATACACATTATATAGTATTAAATTGGCAATAACACAATATGTTGTTACGAATACGAATAGACCCCAGGCAAATTTACATTCCCGTTTGTTTGTCCTATAACATATATTATGTTGCGCAAGCAGGTCAATAAAATAAGCCTTTTAGAAATAAAAGCCTTGTTTCACTACATATAAAAACATCTGCAAAAATACCCCTATATTTTTTTTAAAAATGAATATGGCATGGCCTAATTTGTAACGGATAGATAGATTAAAAATTATAAAACTTGTCGCTAGTAATTTATATATGAAGGGTACAAAAGTTACAGACTGCAAGAAATATAGAAGGTTACAGAAAAATAATATTTTTTATAAATTGTTACCATTAGTTACAAAAGTATGCCTATAATGAATTATATGAAAATTGAACAAAAACAAATTACATTTATTATCGGTGCATCTGGCTCTGGGAAATCAAGGCATGCAGCAAAAATTGCAGCCCGTGACAATTCTTTTGTGATTGACCCAGATAAGATTAAGCTGGCCCTAAATTCATTTAATGATTTAGATGCCAAAACTAATGAGCAGCTGCACCCGTCAGCCAGCCAGTTAAGTAAAGATTTACTAGCCAATTATTTCAATGACCCCGAAACATTTTTAGCAAGATATAAAGCCGATTCAGTTTTATTTGATAATAGGGGTAAAGACTGGGCCAAGGTACAGAATCATATTAAGAATGGTCTGGCTGCTGGTCTGGCCGTTAAATTTGTTTATGTTGAAAACTCATTGGCTAGTTGCTTACTAAATGTTTACAGAAGAAATAGAACAAGCAGCAGGGCCATGAGGTTGTCTGTTGTAGCCCTTGATTATGCCGGTACTGTAGCAACTGCAGAAAATCTCAAATTCATGGCAGCAGCTGGCGCCATTGAATTAGAAATAATATCGGGTTATGAATCAGTAAAATCTAAATTCATTAGAAAAGTTATTGGGTATTCAGTAAGTAAGTTAATGAGAAAATGAAGGGGGTGAAATGAAAAATACAAAAGAAGAAATTGTTTGGGTTGATATATTTGGTAATGAGGTCAAACGTGACGTGTACCAAATCACTGGCCCAGAACGTGACACGATGAAATTCAAGAATGAGATAGATGCCAGTCAAGGCGCTAAATAAAAAATAAAGTAAGGAAGGAAAAAATAAAATGACAAAAGAGATTGCAAAGCTGGTTGTAGTCAAGCCAGTGTTAGGCAGTAAGAAAAAATCCTATTTGGAAAAATGGGGATTTACTAAGACAAATGGTGAATGGTCAAAGGAAGGCACCGTAGAAGAATTAAAAAAATTCTGGGATGAAATAGATGTTTACAAAAGACCAATCATGATAGAAAAATATACTACTAAAAGTTATTTAAAAAATTACGATGGTAGAGATTCTGGGATGTACACAACAGCACAAAGAAAATATGTACACAACGATTATGATTTGGATTTCTATTTACAAGTAGAAAAGATGCCAGCCATGGAAGTTGCAGCATGAAAAAAAATAATATAAAAAATGATTACATAAGTTACATAAATGTGTACAATGGTTATGTGATAGTAAAGGAAGGTAAAGAATGATAATAAAAATTGTTATTGAAACTGATAATGATTCTTTTGGTGATGACAGAATATTTGAAGTTGAAAAGATAATTAAAAAGTATCTACCAGAAATTAAAACTAAGGACAACGTGAGGCTTTACGATTCTAATGGTAATGCAGTTGGCTATATACAAGATAGAGAAAATCTCGTAAAGGATGATGCCTAATGGGTGCAGGTAACTGTTATCCAGCAGCTTGGAATGCAATCCATGACAAGTGGCCAGAAGAAAAAGATTGGGTCGTGGTCCATGCGCTTAGAGATATTTTCAAGGGTGGTAAACATTATGGTGGCCATGCTTTTCTAAGAAACACAAAGACAAACAAAGTCTTTGATGACAGCATCAGCGCAAAACAAATTGATGGTTCTGTTGATGGTGTTGTTGACGGTATGGACTTTGATGAGTACGTAAAGAAAACACACGTGCTTACAGAAGGTAAGTATGTTTATAAAGAATATACAATCAAGGAACTTAATCAATGGACATTCAAGAACGAAACACATGAGCCATTTGAATTAGCAAAAGAACAATGGATGTTATCCGAGGAGGAGTTTCAAAAAAGATTCCCAGGATTTGAGAACCATGCAGATTACATAAGAAATTATTACTGGCCAACTTTTGAGCCACATTGGGAAAAGCTAGAAAAAATAAATGAGGCTGCATCATAATGGGATTGCACAGAGATTCATACAGCAAATTTGATTCGGATGCAAACGGAGTTATGAATCCACCATTCATGTATGTATCACAAGATTGCAAAGATATTGGAATGCCAGCACTGCACGAGGCAAGAGCAGAGATAGAAAACATTTCATTCCCATCAAATGAAGAACCACTAACAGCACTTGATTTACATTACTTAATTTACGAACAGCCACATGAAGAGTGCTTTAGTTCACACGGCAACAGTCAATACTGTAATGGAGGTTCGGGCCTTGTTTAAAAAAGTTTATAAAAGTGTTACCATATTACACAGAGTATGTATAATAAAAGAGAAGGAAGGAAAACAATGAGTAACAAAGAGTTCTATGATTCTTGGAAACAAGAACACATAGATAACCCAGAGTTCACAAAAGCTGAACAAACACTTACTAAGATTCCAGATGATGAAGTCTTAGTATTGAAGAACGAAGATAGGCTAATCGCTGTTGCCTGGAGTGGCAAGAGAAGTAAATACGATTGGTACTACAGATTCCAAGATAAAAAACAAATGGATAAATACATTTCGGATTACTTCTGCAAGCTAGAAGATATTGCAAGACTAAAGATAGAGCGCAAAGAACAAAAGAAAAAAGAAAAGCAAGAGTTCTTTGATTCAATACAAGTTGGAGATATCTTTGTTGATAGCTGGGGTTATGACCAAACAAATGTTGACTTTTACAAAGTCACAAAAAAACTAAAAGCATCTATCAAGGTAGTTAAGATTGGTAATGAAACAGTGGCTGACTATACGAGTGCATTGTTGGTAATTCCAAGAGAATCAATACATACTTCAGAAGAAATAACCAAGGTACCACAAGACGGTTATATAAGAACAAGCAGCTTTAGTTATGCGTGGCCTTGGAATGGTAAACCAATGCACGAAACAGCAGCTGGATGGGGTCACTAATGATTGAAATAATCTATGCACTAGCAGCAGTTGTGATATTTTTATGGGCATTCTTAACGGGTGCTATGTTTGTAAACATAAAACATTTAGAAAAACAACTTTATAAATATGAAAAACGTGAAAATGCAGTGCAAGCTGCTATTGATAGAAAACTAAAGGGCAAGGAGGATGATTACTTTGATTGAGCTGATAGCAGTTGGTGTTGCATATCTTGCTGGAAGAATCATTGGAGAGTATCAGACCAAAAGAAAATTCAAGAGAGTATATGCAAGACATCAAAGACTAATTAACAAAGGTAAAAAATTATAACGAGTAGAAAGGAGGTGTAGTTATGTGTAGTGTGCAGGGCTTTATATTGTTGACCATGTTAGCATTTGGTGTAGGGTTCACTTTAGTAGTGGCCTATTATCAGTTCCTCACATGGAAGGGCTACCGTTTTGCCAAAAAAAAGATGAAAAATATGGACAATTAGTGTACAATAGTTACTAACAATTGTATAAGGAGGTAACGTTTGTCAAGCATTTGTATGATGTGTGGCCAACATACCAGGGTAATAGATGCCAGGCACGTTTGTGTTAATCATCTTTGCACTTTGTTTGGTCAGCCAACAATAAACGTTCCAACAAACCAACCCATATATTTGTAAATAAAAAACGGAAGGAATCAACTGTATGTCTGTTCCATTGGATGACGACACTCTAAATAACTTATTAGATAATTTAGGAATTAATTATTCACTTACAGATTCAGTTGAAGATATAGTAATAGAAATAAAAAAGAGAGGAAGAGGTAGATGGCAAAACAAATAGCAAGCTATGAGGATTTGTTGTTAGAGGAATTAAAATCTAATTCAAAAGATATCAAGAATAAAATCAAAGCAAGAAATCTTATGATTGTAAAGCTGTTTAATTCTCGTATGAGTACAAAGATGAGAATACAGGAGATTGCTGCAGCTGCAGACATATCACGTAAACATGTATATACAATTGTAAAACAAGTACAGGAAGGTAAATATGAACAAGGAAGTTAGAAAAAAATTAACTGCAAACTTCCCAAAGGAAGTAGTAAGGCCTGCGCCTAAAGGTAAGTTTGGTAAGTATGTTCCACATCATTTATATACACAACGTTTAGTTGATGTGATACCTGGAGGTTATGATTTTTCTTATGATGTCATAAGGGATAAAGATAATGCCATAGTAGGTGCAAGGTGCATACTTTATTTAAAAGAAGATAATCAAACAATAATAGAAGTTGGTGATGTAGATGTACACCAAATTGCCAGGAACATAACTGAATCAGAGATTCTAAAACTAGCAGTTTCAGACGGAATAAAAAGATGCTGTATGAGAATAGGTCTAGGACTAGAGTTATGGACTGGAGAAACAACCGAAGAGGAACATTATACGGAGGTTAGTTCTACCCCTGTAAAAAAGTTACAGGTAGCACAAAAGACTGGGACATCCCCTTCTGATGATGCTGATGATTTGCAAAACATTATTTTAGATTTGTGTAATAAAGATAAGACACTTGCAAATAAAGTTTGGAAGTTTGCTTTGAATAGTATGCAAATTAAGAAGGGAGTACCGGAAAAAATTAAGGACTATGACGAGGACCACGAAAAACAATTTGTTGAAATCGCAGCACAGTTTCTTAAAAAGAATAAAGAAGAGTTTGCTAAACGAGAAGGCGAACCAGAGTACATGAATGTTGTCAGAGAAAATTTTGATGACGTAGAAATAAAGGAGGATGAAGTGGGAGAACGACCACCATCGGGACCTTGGGAACAAGACCCACCTAGCGAGGCACAACTAAAACCATTTAATGAGGCTATGAAAAGAACAGCTGATATTGATGTTGACCTTTACGAAAAAGCAAAGAAGGCATTAAATGACGGAACAATAACTAAGGGTAATATTTATGATTGGATAAATAGAGAAGATTCACCTTGGGTATTGCAGGACGGCAGCAAGTAATGCAGCAAGGTATGTTATTCACAGAGGCTAAGGAACCAAAGGAAGGTACCGATAACCATAGAGTATTAGAAAAATTAAGAGAACGTAGATTTGACTATGTTTGTGGCACACATTTTCTACAGATGTTTATAAAAGATTATGCACAAAGAATACATGACTTAAAAAACATGGGCCATCGTATTGAATCTGCATACTGTAAAGAACATCCATACTGGAATCATGGACACAAAGGTAATGTAGCTATGTATTCTCTTAAAGAATTTAAGGAGGCACCGTTCTAATGAGTGATTTATCAGTCAAAGATGCAGACATTGTAACACTGCTAGCTGAATTAGAGAACAGAGGTCTGTTTCAGTCTGTGATAATTACACATAATGCTGGTCAGAACAAAGGCAGACAGGAGTTAAAAGCTGTTCTACCAATCAATCCAATGTTCTTAGAAAATAAAAAATCTAAAACAGAAGAAGAATGAGTAAATTAAGTAAACCTTTAAATGATTTTTGGGATGTACAAATTGCAAATTCAAAAGTAGTAGCAAAACCTTTTTCTGGTAATTGTATGTTTTGTAACAAAGAAATTACAGAGCAAGATGATGACCATAGTGTTTGTAATTTATGTTGGAAAAATATATAACATCTTAAAGAATCTTTAAGTTATCCCATCCTTTTTTATTTACTGTAAAGGTAAGTACACCAGGATGGGACCAGTTACCAGTTCTCTCTGTAAAATCTATACTCTTATCTAAACTAGGACTTTGGAACCAGGTTCTATCTCCCTGTTGTTTTGCACGGAAGTGATGATAATGACCAGAGATAAGTATTGAAACATCTTTAGTATCTAGTTTTCCATACATCTGACCCTTCCACCAATTCTCAATCTTTGCCTCTGCATTCCCCGAGCCAGCACTCATGTGGCCATGGAGCCAAGCACAGCTAATAGATTTAATTTTCATTACTTGATGAAATCCATCTGGAACTATAACCTTGACTTTTTTATATCTGTCTGGATTAGCTTTCATTATCTCTTCACATATTTGAATGTGCATTGTATCTGAATTATCTAGTCTGCTTGTAGATACCTGGCCTTTACCTGTGCGAGAAACTTCTCCATGATTACCTGGACATCCAGCCAGAACTAATTTATCTGCATGTGGTAAAAATGTTTCTACTGTTTTCATCATCATGGACCTAGCAAGTGCGTATTGCTCAATCAATGACAACTCTATATTGTGTGGTAAGGAATCGTAGAAAGTCGGACTGCAGCCCTCACTAAGGTCACCTAATCCTATCATGTATATTTCATCTATCTGTACACCAGACTTGCGCAGCTCTTTAATTCTGTTTACACCATCTTGTAATGCCAGGTCATATCTTTTGATAGTATTTTCAACACCGAAATCTTTTTTACCAAGCTGCCAATCAGCCATAAACCATAAGAATGCCGTATCTCCACCATGTGTTTTTAATTTAAGAGGTGGCTTACGACTAGCTTGTTTAAATAATGCCTGGAAGTATTTATCTTGTCCAGGTCTTTTCTTTTTAACAACACCTTTAAAGGCATAGAATGTTTCAACAGTTCCTCCTTTTAATTGTGTATTCCAGGAGGATGCTTTTACTGTATCTACAATTTCATAATACTTAGGGTCAAAACCCCAGCCACGAAGAATATCATCAAACTTATTACGGTAGTTTGGGTCCGTTCCAACGTGTGTAATTTCTCCGAGGCCTGTAGCCTCATTAAGTTCTAGCCCTGGTTGCCAGCCAGACTTGTAGAAATTGTTACCCCACTCGTCTGGTATTTTGTTTGACAATTTATTTTGATATTTGTTTCTTTGCGTACTCTTTGACTACGACTAATGCTGCTCCACCACCTGCAATTGCAGCTGCTTGTAAAGCATTTATGTCAACACCAATTAATGGACTTACCACTAAGGCACCGATAGCTGCCTCAATAAAAGTCCAGAGTGTTTTATTCAACATATTTTTTAAGTCATCACTCATTTTATACTCCCATGAATCGGACCAAGGTGTCCACCATACATCCTTCTTGAATGTACCATCTTGGTTTCTTGCTCGTTTCTTTCTATCAAACACTATATTATGTTCTTACCATCAAGTTTAGCATTTAAAACTTTGATTTCTCCACTTATCTCTTGCAGCTTTTCATACATATCATTTGATTCTTGTGGTTTTTCTTTTGGTTCTAGTTGTATATCCATGTATTCTATTGTTACTTTATTTCCTATAAGTAGTTCTTTTGCTACCTTTTTATATAAAGACATATAAGCATCACGTGACTGTGTAATTAACCCGTCTTTATTTACATCTAAATCTTGTTGAGTATTTCCTACACCAAGACAGCCCATCGTTTGGTCATCATTATTAAGACTATGAATAAGCACAAAAGTGAACCCAGGAACATTTTGTAAGTGGAGCATACCGTAGTGATTTCCACCATAACGTTTAGAATATCTTGAATGAAAACCACCTTCTTTTCTAAACTTTATTTCATAAGTCCCTTTTGGAATACATGTTTCACCGTACACCTTAGGGCCAGCTTGATATTGGTCCTCTAGTGTATAGCATTCAAAAATACCATCAACAAATAATAATCCATTTGTCGCATCAACACCGAATTGGTGTCTGGTTACTGTTAGTTTCATTTAACCTCCATGTGAAAAATAACCGTATTTACAATTACAAATTGTTACCCAAGTGCCATTGATTTTTTTGGATGTACAATTTTTTTGTTTTTCTTCTTCATATAATCTTTTTGTGTAACTCACTAATGACTATGAGTATAGTTCCATAAATCAGAAATCTGGTTATTTATATCATCTATTTGATACCACTTCTGATTAACATTTTCTACTTGTGTTTTTAATCTCTCTAATTGTTTTAGCATATCTTGCCATTCCCATTTCTGTACTTCGTATGCCTGGCTATCGTTAAAGTTTGATTCTCTGTTCTTGTAATCTTCAAAAGCCCACTCTAAATCTCTTACCTTTTGGTCTAAGTTCTGATAGTTAGCATCAAGATAAGCTACTCGTTCCTCTAAATATTCTGCATTGTATGCAACTTGTTCTAATTGATATATCTTTTCATACAGTATTGATATTTGATTATTGATTTCATTATCTGCTACAAGTTCTTCTAATTGAGAAACTCTATCATCAATACCAGATAATGTATCAACAAGTCTGCCAACTGTATTAATACCACCAACAACACCACCCACAATAGTAAAACCACCGATGACAAGAGCAATATTTTTTCTAATTTTTTCAAGCAATTAGTTGCCTCCGGAACAACAGCCTTGCCCACAACAAGTGCTACCCATCATCCACCTACCTTAAATAATATCTCTCTAATAACTTCTTCAATAATTAAGAGCTGGTCATTGTTATCTGATAATGCACTCTGATAACCAGATACAAGGGCTTTTAACGTTGCAACTTCCTGCTGCAAATCATTTACTGTTCTAAATAACCAAGCTACTAAGGCAGCTAATCCACCTTGTAGTATTTGATTCATATTTATTTTTACACTTCCATTCATATTATCCTTCACTTAATCCAATCCCAATCTTCTTCTGTGTATGTATCTGGAATTTTAGGGATAGTAAATTTATCTAACCAAACAAAGAAATTTTTACAAAAATATCCCAATAAAAATCCAATTAAATAATCCATAATACGATTGTATCATAGGATTTTTTATTAAAACTTAATTTAGGTTGATGCTATTTTTTTAAAAATTACTCCAGAACGAAACTCATTTGCATTACCTCTTAAAGTAGATGTGTTTACTTCATTAAAATCAAAACGAACTTTATCATTAGTTGTATTAGTAATATCTACAATAGCTGTGGCAATATAAGTAGTTCTACTATTGTCATTTCCATAAAATCTAGCGTAAGCAATTCTATCAACACTAGAAAAATTATCATCTGTAGCATCAATAAATATTTCAGTAGCATTAGAGTTTGTGTCATTTTCAACATTAGCTATAAATTGTACTTCATAAAATCCAGTTGATGGAAATGTCCAAGCACCATCTGCCGCAACAGCCATACCTGTTCCTATGGGCATATTTACCAAAGTTCCTGTATGTCTAGTAAAATATGTACTTCCTATTGGTTCATGGTCAGAAGTTAAATCTGTATTTATTACCCACATATCAACTTCACTAAAAGCTGGATTTTGAGTAATAGATGGTACAGCACCATCTTTAATTAATAAACCATCAATCGTTACACCAGCAGCAGAAGTCTTTTCTGATATTGTATCTACTTTTAATTCGCTAGACATTATTCAATT